TAGATATTTCTTCAAAGAAGAAATATCCGACTATTAAAGCACCACCTAGATTGAATTCGATGGTTACTAAAGGGTTACTAATTAGTAGTCAGGTAGGTACAAGCCCCTTCCAAGCTTCGCTTGGTGGGGGTAGTTGACATTTTCAATCGAGGACAAGAATAAGTTTAGCAATAACTCGCAATTAGATGTATTAGATTTTCTAAAAGTAGAAGAAATCAAAGATATCTATATTACCAACCGACCAACAGCATATATTGCAGAAAATTGTTTTGTGATTACAGATATGGAATGGCGAGCTAATAGTATTTCTTCTTTCTATGCAAAAGATCTATTATAGAAAAAAATTTTGCTGATATATATCTAAAATAGAATATTTAACTAAGGATGATGATGGCTAATATATATAGTTCTGTAGGAAATAATAAACCACGTGCAAGTAACCAACAAAATCCTGGACGAAATTGGACAGTTCCAGATAGTGAAAATATTCCTGTAATACCAAATAATATAGATTTTAACGATTTGGTACAACAATCCACTGAAGGGCAATCACGTCAGATGGTTAATCCAGCTGAGGTTGCGCGCCGTAGAAATATGGCAATGGAACAGACTCAGCAAAATGAACATCTCGCTCAGCAGGAATCAGTTAATAGAATAAATATCATTACTGGTATTGGAAGAAAAACAAAAGAAGTAACAGTTAATGATATTGTTTTTACCTTACGGTCTTTAAAATCGTTTGAGCAAAATTGTTACGCTCAAGCAATTGAAACTGCCGAAAGATTTAGTTCAGCTAATGGACAAACAGCGTTTAAACCAACTAGTTTATTCAAGATTAAACTGGAAGCTTTAGCTCATTCATTATATTTAATTGATGGAAAGAATGTAGATTTAATATTAGGCACCATAAATTCTGAGTATGAGGATCAAATAGATCAAAGGAAGAGTTTACTTTCTAATATGGATGGTGCTTTGATTGATTATTTGTTTAATAAGTTTGATGAGCTCAGTAAAGAGACATATGATGGTTACATTCCGAAGACTGAAGAAGACATGAAAGAGGTAGCTCAGGCTATCCATAAAAGTAGTTAGATATCCAGAACATCAATTTCTTAGATTTTTAGTAAAGACGTTTGGAAAATTACCAGATGATCCGTTTTTTGAAACGATGAATCCATATATGCGTCTTTGGTTATACGAAAGTTGGATTCATGATATTGAGCTAGAGTCAGAAAAGTTAAGAAATCAATCAATCTTTATTGGATCTTTCTTTAATCCAGAAATGGCACAGAAGATTCTAAAAGCGGATAAACCTGATTTTGAATCAACTGATTCTGAACAAACGGCGCAAGTACTTCATGAGCAGATTGTAGAACAAGAACAATCAAGCAAAAAGAAGAAGAAAAAGCATAAAGTAATTAAAAGTGGCTAAAGTTAAATATAATTAACCTATATTTAGCTATATATAGAGAACCCTATTATTGTGTCTAAATTCAATATAACAGGAGGGTAAGTAAAATCCTCACATTAGAGATATTGCTTATATTACTATGGCTGAAATTAATCTTGAAACTATTATTAAGGGAGCTGAGCTATTAGGTGGTGCTGCAGCAGAAAAAATGAAAGCCTTAAAGAAAGAATTAGGCGAAACTGGTTTAGTTGCCCTTAATTTTAAAGAGATCTTGACAAAAATAGGGTTTGAATCTGCGGAATCTTTTGAAAAAGCGGTTACATCTGTAAAATATTTTGCAGATAGTATGGAAGATGCATTTAATAATTTAAATTTTTTTGGTGATATTAGTAAAACAGTAAGTGATAATATAAGTTCTCAATTTAGAGATATGGCTAGTACTGGTTTAACTGAATATGCTAAGCAATTAGATATTAATATTAACAATACTGAAGAGTTAGCAGCAATGACAGTTGTTGCATTATCACCTTTAATTGGAATAATTCCTCCAACAATTACTGGCTTGGGAGATATAGGTAGTGCTGGTATTACAGCTGGTCAGAAATTATCAAAATCATTTGAACCATTTGCTGATGCTCTTGGCGGGTTGGGTGGTAAGATTAGTCAAGAGTTATCTGCAGCTGATAAAGCGTATCAGTTAGAACAGCATATTATAGAAGCAGCTTCAGCACAAGGGAAATTGCATTCTTTATTAGATGACAGTGGTACAAAATTTTCTAATTTAAATGAGCTGTTTAATGAATATACCATGATGTCTTATAGATCTGCTCAAGCAACTGGGCAAACAAAAGCTTCTATGGATGGTTTGCTTGATAGTTTAAAAACCATTCCTGGTGCTTGGACAGAAAGTATTCAAGTTGGTGATACTGTTATGTCTCAAGCCGTTTCTGTTTCTAAAATGGCTTCTGGTTTTGCAAAATCACAAGAAGAAGTAGTTTCTAAAGTAAATGACTTATATGCTAATATGGGTTCTTCAGGAATAAAAGCTTATAATTCTTTAGCTAATATATATGATTTAGCAGAAGACTCAACTAAATTGCGTCAAGCCTTTGTCTCAACTGTGATGGATATATCAAAATCTTTTAACATGTTAGGAGATAATACAGAAGCCGCAACTGCTGTAGTAAATGCATTTGATAAAACATTTACAAATATGGAACTATCTCCAGCGGCAATACAAAATGTTGTATCAACTTTAGCTGAAGGTACTAAAAAGTTTGATATGGCACGTGGTGCTTTTATTTCTGGGATGACTGGTGGCCCAGGTGGTTTAGCTGGAGGAATTCAAATTGAATATGCATTACAAACTGGCAAATTAGACGAAGTAATGGCGAAAATGCTTCGTAGTATCGAATCTCAGTTTGGTGGTGGAGTTGTAACATTAGAGCAGGCTGCAAAAAGTCCAGAATTATCAGGTGAATATTATAAACAACTTCAATTAGTTTCACAAATTGCTGGTGTTGGTGAACGAGAAGCATCTAAAATATTGGATGCAATGAAAGCGGGAGTTATTGGAGATCTGGAAAAAGGCGCTAAAACTCAAAACACCGAATCACTGGAAAAAGCAATAGATCGTGGAACAGATAGACAAGAAGTATTAGTAAAAAATCCATTATTACGGATATATCAAATTTTAGAAACATCGGCTACAACTCACAATAAAATGGCATTACTTGCCGTTGATAGTACATTTGCAGCTATATCTACAGATCTTAGTTTAAAAACTTTAACGGCAAAAGAATCAATAGAAACAGCAAAAGAAAGAGCAAGAGAATCTGGTACAACATCTGTATTTAGAAATGACAGTTCCAGATCGGATTTAGAACGACAAAGTGTTTCTACAGCACTAGGTGAGGACATGAACTTTTTAGGTGGAATGTTTGAAAAGGCAAAAAAAATAGCTGAAAAAGAAGGAGCTGGTCTTTTAAAGTCAACAGAAGCTACAACACCTGCCCCAGAGTTAGAATCTATAAAAACATCTACAACTTCAATATCAACAATACCTACGATAACCACACCAGGACCTGTTCCAGAAATACCAAAATCACCTAATATTTTTGAAGCTCCTTCTGGAGTTGCAGAACGAAGATTAGAATTAGCTACAGCTACTACAGTACAACCAGTTTCAACATCACCGGAACTTGTTACTCAAATCCCAACACAACCACAAATTGTCACACCTGAAATTAAAACAACTAAAATTCCTTTAACGGTACCTTCTGTATCTGCAACACCTACAACTTTTCCTACATCTTCATCTGTTACATCAACGGTTCCAACAACACCTTTGGCGGAAGCTACCACGCCATCTATCTCAATGGTAACAGGTTCTTTTGCTGCAAATTCAACATCAATGCCTGGATTACCAACACCATCTATAGAGACACAAAAAGAGCCTGTTCCAGTTGCATCTTTTGATTATTCTGTTTTTCCATCAATGTTGAACATGTTAAGCTCTGGAGTAGATCAATTGAGTAAATTAAATGAATTGATGTTATCTGCAGCGTCACCTACTAAACAAGAAGCAATAAATTCTTCATTAGCTTTAACGCCAATTGGAAAACTAACATCAGAAAAAACAACAATTACAGAAGCATTAGCAACAGTAAAAGAAGCAACTACCAAAGAAACGACTACCACAAAGATAGAAAAGTTATCTTTAGAAATTGAGCCTTTAACAATCAAACTTCAATGGCCAGAACCATTTGATCAAGTAGTGCAATCTATAGCTACAGATGTAATAGCTAATCAATCTAGAACACAATCACAATCAGGTGTCTCTTAATAATATGAGGTATATATGTCTGAATTTTTAGAACAAATTAATAATAGACTTGATTCTTCATATACAAAAGCTGGCAATGTTGTTAGTGGTAGTAATGGTAATGTACAAGGGTTTAGTGATTTAGCAACTATTCCAAATCCAACTGGAAGTGCAGTGCGTCAAGCTCAAATTTCAAATGAACGAGACGCTATAGCTAAAAGAAATATGGTTCGTTGGTTTTTACCAGAAACTGGTATTGTAGAAATGTATGTAAATCCTAAAAATATTGTATATAATTATAGAAAACATATTGCACCTCCAGTAAGAACTCGTGGTGGATATGTTATTCAATATTATGGAGAAGATTTAGGTTCTATTAGTATATCCGGAACAACAGGTTCTTCTGGAGTAGAAGGAATTAATGTATTAGAAGAAGTATATAGAAATGAACAAGTTTCCATGGATGCAATCGCTATGGCAGCTCAAGCAGCAAGAGAAGAAAAAGCTAATTCTTATAATAATGATTATTCATCATTTAGTGATGTATTAGGGTCTGTAGCCTTAGAAGGAGTTAATGATATTTTTGATACTGTAGATACAGTGTTAGAAACTGGAAGTACAGATCCAGAATTACTAAAGCCAACATTAGCATCTATTGCTTTTCAAACAGAGATGTATTGGTCTGGTTGGGTGTTTAGAGGGTATTTTACACAATTCACTGTTACTGAAAGTTCTGACTTAATTGGGTTATTTGAATATAGATTAGAATATAATGTAACTCAAAAACGTGGATTAAGATTAAATTTTATGCCTTGGCATAGAAGTGCCGTAAATGGACCTTCCTATACAGATCCTAATGTTGGGGTTCCTTATTCTTTTGGCGCTTTAAAAGCTACCGATATTAGAAAAACATCATCACAAGTAGCTTCTAGAATATTACCTGGAACGGTTTCTGGAAAAGTAGATTTTGCTTTGCAAAGTTACAGACCAATAAAATAGCGATATTGATATATAGTATACGATGGCTTTTTTATCTAAACTCGGGAATATTATAAATAATCAATTTGGTACAGGTGAAAATACCAGAAAAGATTTTAAGATTGTTGGTGACAAAACCGCTGAAAGAACCTACATTGAGAATGGGTTTATTCGCAATATAAGACCAAGAACTAGAAGTGTATTATTTCAACAGCCAGATATTTATGTTGTAGTAAAGAAAAGAATGTTTTCTTCTCTTATAAATAACTCTAAATTGGATGTACTAGAACAAAAAGAAAGGCTAATATTAGCAGCTTCTAAAAAATTATTCCAGAATAAGTGTAAGATTATATCTACTTATGAAAAGCTTACCAAAATTGAAAAGTTAACTGTTGAAAGTGGTAGTTTTAATACATACTTAGGTCCAGAATTTTTGAATTTAGTAGATAGTTTATCTGTTACAGGCATATTAGGATTTGATAAGAGTGTTCTTTCAGCTGTAGATACTTTAAGAAAAGTATTATCATATGCTCCGCCGAGTGAATATACAGCTTGGACAACTAATGAATGGGATGCTTCTTTCGCTAACAATGTAGGAGAAGGTCCAGGTACTTTAGAGTTAACAAATGTATCTAGTATTACAACAAGAGCGTCAGTAGAATGGGATGGCGGAAGTGCATCTTTAACATTAGAAGATCCTTATAATATATTAACTATAACTGAACAGGATATTGATCAAGCGTTAGCAGATGTTACCAATTTATATCAAAGAGGATTTTTTCAGACTACTATAAATGAATTAAAGAATGTAATTAGTGAATTGGAAAGTGAGTTAGCAATTGAACGGCGTGCAAGAAATGCAAGTAATATTACTTTCAAAATTAATCCCGGAACTGTAATGTCCAAGAAAGTTAGAGCGATTTTAGATGATGAAAGTATGGAAATAAAATTTCAGCATTCTAATACTAGTGAAATAGAAGAAGATAGTGTTGGGGAAGTGTTAGGTAGTATTTTCTCCTCTGTTGCAGGCATAATTACTGGAGGGACTGTTGATATTGAACCTGAATTTTTAAAGGGTAATCCTTCTGTTAATATAAGTGAAAGTAATCAATTAACAAAATCAGAACAAAAGAAATTCTCACGAATAATTTCAAATATTTTTACTTTGTTAAATTATAATGAAACTAGTAAAGCAGAAGTAAATCGAAATAATGCAGATGTTAATTATGCTCGAAATAGAATGAGGTTATTTTTTAATGGTAAATATGTAATTCAGCCTATGGATGTAGTTACTATTTATATGTCTAGTAGAACATCGGAAGATGATCGATTACCTGGAGGATTTGTTAAACAACAAAACGAGAGTGGATATTCTTTAATTAATAGGTTTGATACAATATTAAAGAATATTGGAGGCCTTGTTTCTGATATTCGAGCTACTGATAAGTTATTATCCTTTGAAGATGTTGAGCGGGCTAGTGTAGTGGGTTTAGAATTTCCTAAATGGTTATGGAGACAATTCAAACAAGAAATTACAAGACAACCTACTGGCCCTTGTATTTTTACAGGATTAGTTGGAGCAAAGGGCAATGGAGTTAGCGGTACATGGAATGATGGGAAATGGACTGTTACTGTAAAATGTAATGATAATGCTTCATATTTTTCTTTAGGTTATATAAACTTCCAACCAAGTGCTGAACGATTAAATGCTAGTGTTTATGATCCTCTGACTCCATTTGATATTAGTTATGACGCTTCTACTGGAATGGCTATTACAGATGTTTCAGAAGGTAATTTACCACCATTATTACCAGAAAATAAAGCATTGGTACAAAGTGGTTTACTATTTTATCAAAGTGGTCCTGGTAAAGGAAATCAAGTTACAGAAGATGGTTTAACAAATCCAACGGATGAATTAGCTTTTGGTAAATTTAGAAAAGTAATACATGCATCTAATGGGTTGGTGTATAGGTGGAAACAAGGTATTCAAACATTAACTTGGAATTCTGTTCCATCATATTCTTCAGAAGACGCCAGATCTGTAGCTGTTACGCAACCATTTGCCGGTCAAGATATTATGAATATGATATCAATTTTAGTTACTGGTCAGCCATATAATTATGATACGTTTTTAAAAGCAGCTATAGCAAATGGAAACTCTTTAGGTTCTAACGATAGTGCTACAAATATTCCTGCGTCTTTAACGTATATACAGGGTTTGTTAACAGATATAGATAAAAATAACACTATGTGGGGAAATTTTGTACCTTATAAAAAATTAGTAATGAATCCTAGATTGAATAGGGATATTTCCAGGCATAGACTAGATCTTATTACAGCGAATGCGCAATTAACAAATCTGTTAAGAGAACGTGAAAGTATTTTAGACCAATTAATGTTAATATGTAATGGTCAAGATGTTAATAACATCATATCTTATAATGACGCTGGGCAGCCAAGTATTAGGAGTGATATACAAGAAACTTTTGTTAGAGAAGATGCTGATAAGTGCATTACTAAATTAAATGCTATTGATAATGCAATTAATGCTGGGCAGTCTACTTATGATGATAAGTATGTAACTAACCAAGATGTTGGTGTTGCTATTATTGGAACAGATGTAAATACAAATTTAACATCTGTTAATGATGGTAGTGTTAGTTATATTGAACAACAAAGAAATGAATTAGAACTGCGTAGAAATTTAGCTCGGTATACTGCTCGTAGATTTTGGAAGGTAAAGGCAAATGAGGACCAAAATTTATTTATTGTAGATGATCAGTATGATAAAAACCTTGATCTTCTGGCTGTGGAAAGAAAGATTACAGCAAGTATGCCATTATTTGACAATCCTTATTTCTCAATTTCAGATCAGCTTAATAATGTAAGAAAACTACTTGGGTTTGAGGTATTTGCCAATACTCAAGGGCATATTGAAGCCAGACCTCCTGGATATAATAAAATTCCAAGTTCTGTGTTTTACAAGATGTTTAAAGATAGAGATGAGAAAGGAATAAAAGTATTTCCTGATTTTCTTGAGACATTATACTTTAATCAAAGCAAATCGTTATTAGATCAAATTGAAATATTAGAAGATGAGATTAGACTAAGGGCGATAGCTTTGGGAGCTATTAATGATACACAAATTATTAATCTGATATTAACTGGTTCTGGTAATGGTGTATTTACAGCTACAGATTTTGGATTTTTGAGTGGTTTTAATACTGGTATAACCAATATACCAAATGTTTTAGCTTTAGCAAAACCAGATTATACAGATGCGATAAATTCTGATGGTCTAACTTCAGTAGCAGTTGCCAAAGAACAATTATCTACTTATCAGGTTAAAATTTCTAATTATGCTAAACAAACTAGATTGTTTACTTTAAGCACACAAATATCTGCTATTAAAGATTTTAATGTGACTATTACTAGTAGTGCAGATGAAACAGATTTTAGACTTGAACCATTTGAACAGATTAGAAATAAATTAAGAATTAATACCGGTAAAGAGCCTAAGAGTTTAAATGAATTATTTAGCAATGAAGAATTTCGTAGAAAGACATCAGGTACAGTTAGTAGATTAGATCGTTTGAGTTTATTTACTCAAATTGGGAATTTAATTTCACAAAGGCAAACTTTATTATGTTCATTATCTAATGCCTTAAATAGTTTTCAAGATGGAATGTCATTGAACGCTGTTAGTTCTAATAATGAGGATATTTTTAATGGAGGTTTAAACAACTTATTTAAACCAAGTAATACTAATTCAGTTGCAAGAGCAATTACTACTCCAAATTTAAATCGTAGTACTCAAATTCCAGAATTATTAGAACATATGATTGAATATGAAAATGATGATGATTTAGGAGTTAATTCAGGAAAAAGATTTATAATAACAGCAGATCGTATTGTTTCATTAACAATTTCTGAAAATGCGCCACCATACACTATGGTAACTGTAAAGGGATTATTTTCTGAAGGTTTTGTAGAACCTGAAAGTACTTTTAAAAATTCTTTTGATGGTAAAAATAGCTCTAACTTATTATCTTCTGCAATTGCTGTAGATTATGACATGTGGTATCAATATGGATTTAAAGCACCATCTGTTATTGAAGCTCCATTTTTAAGTGATCCAGATAGTCAATGTGCCCCATTTGCTTATTCAACTTTATTACAAGCAAGGGAGAATATTTTACAAGGCACATTGCAAATTTCTGGTTATAACGAGTACTATCAACCAGGAGATGTTATTTACATAGAAGACCGTGGTTTATTGTTCTATGTTAGAGATGTTCAACATAGTTTTTCTTATGGATCATTAGCTACAACGTTGGAATTGTCTTATGGACATAATCCAGGTGAGTATATTCCTACAATGCTAGATGTTGTGGGCAAGATATTATATAATGCAAAAGGATTTACTGGAACATTTAGAACATCTCGGCATCAGATGTTAGGTGGAGCCCGTTCATTAGGGGCTTTAGCTATACCTAATCTTTCTCTTACTTCAGAAGATGAGTATTCAGTAAATGCTAAACAAGAATTATTAAGTGGATCTTGGGGCGAACGAAATAAAAATATTCTTACAAATATACTGTATTCTGTTAGTGGAAATATGAACTTAGTAGGATCTAGAAGACAAAAAGCTATAATTAAAATTGTATATTATAAAACAAGTGAAAGTTTGGCTATGGCGATGAATAATTATGCTAATGCGGTATTTAATTGGCTAGTCTATCCAGAAAAGAATACTTCAGAAGGCCTAAGTACTGATTTGTTATCAATACAAGGGAATGCAAATACTAAATCATTTGGAATTGATCAAGATGATATAATAATTGAAGAAGTAGATATTTCTAATATTAATGAACAAACAAGAAGAAGAGTATTTCCAATTTCAAATGTTGAATCTGAGCCTAATACAGTTAGTCCTTCAAATGCTGCTTTTGCTGTTTTGAGAGCGATTAGCACTTCCAGTAACTCATCTCCGGAAAATATTACCTCAGATCAATTTTTAACATTATTATCAAAATATGTATTAGATTTATTTATAGAATATCAAAATGTGGAAGATACAACAACTTAGTGTAAAAGGTGAAACTTGGTACAAAGACAAACATATGTAGGAAATATTGGCTCTGTAATGGGTTTACCAGTTCGTTGTACAATTCAAAAGGTTGATTTACAGGCAGGTATAGTTTATGTTAATTTAAGTCATATACATCCAGATAAATTGTATCCTGTAAAAATACCAGCTGGTTGGGTAGGTTCTAATGGAGAAATTTCAGCAGGTTATCCAGCTATTGGTACTAATATATTTTGTACTTTAAGCCAAGGAGGAGAGTGGGTATTTGTAAATTATAATCAACAAAATTTATCAAAATATTATACGCCAAATGGTAAAAAAAGAGTTCCGGTAACAAATAAATTAGCTCCAGGCAGATGGGCAACATTAGTTAATAATGATGTTGGTTTAATTGTTGATCCGAAAGAAGGGATAATAGAAGGTGATTCCATTCAATTTACTCAATCAGATCCAGTTCATAATTTATGGAGTATTAGATTTGATCATCAATTAGAGTTCTCAGAAGCTCATAGGCATACAATTGGTCCGATTAAACGAGATGAGAAATCAAGTAGTACTAGAGGAATTGATGGGTCTTCATTATCTGGACACTCATATATTTCTGGATTAAGGCCTATTGGATTAGACCCTTCAACAAACGTATCAGTAGCGGCTACAGCTACAAGAAATCCAGGTCTAACAGAAAACAGATCTATCTATTATGAGTTTTTAAATAGTTTTGGTTACACTAATGATTTAGAAGAAGAACGAATATATTCTGGTGAAAATCCATCTACAACAAAACCTTACCAAAGAAAAAATAATATAACAGATACATTGAATCTTAGTTTAGATCAGCCTAATTATTTGTTAGAAGTTATTATAGGAACAATTGTTGATATTTATGGAAATATTTTAGATATAAATAGAAATGTATTACCAAATGGTTTAATAGATTCATTGTCTTTTAGAAATACGAAAGATAATAAAAATGAAGTCTTTAAAAAATTAATTGAGCAGTTGCGTAAAAGTATAGCATATCACTTTGAATTAAATGTTAGAAAAGATAATTTCAATCTTCCTGACTATAATAATATTCAAGATTATAGTCGTAATCGAAGTAGATTCCAGCTTGATATTGATAAAGAAGGGCAGTTTAAGTTAAATGTACCATGTTCCAGCGAAATTGGAAATATACCATTATTGGTAAGACATGAAAATTTTTCCAATTTAAAAGGAGCAGAGAATGAAGGGACAGGGCCAGAAGCTGATAGAGGACGTTTTATACGAAATGCCACATCTAAAAAGGATGTGTTTTTAGAACCTTATGGACAAGGTTGTGTTACGTTAAAGAGTAATGAAGATACGTTAAAGAGTTTTATTGCGCCTACAGATCGCCATAACACTGATAATGTTATTAAATTAGGCACAGCATTTCATGATATTTCAAAGATACTGGTAGCTCATCAAGTGTCTAGTATGTATTCTGGCACTGGTGGTTATGTAAATAGCTTATTAAATTATATAGCTCCTGTTGGTGATATTATTTCTAATGAAGTTGTAGTAGCTGGGGAAGGTGCAAATGCTGGTGGGCGTAGTGGGACATTATCATTAGATGGGTCATTGTCATTAAGTATAGGCGCTAACACTGTAGACCGTCAAAGTTTATGGTTAGATTGTGCAGGTGGTATAGTTTCGGCAATTGGAAGAGATAAATATAACAGATCTGTTTCCGCATCCTTAGATGGTGATTTGTATTTGGAAATAGGTGGTCCAACTGTCAATAATGATTCAAGATTTAAAACAGAGATATATAATAATGAAGCAAGAGATGGTGTTGTTGATATAAGAATTTGGAATTCTGGAAGCTTTCATACAATTAGAATTGATAACAAAGGAATAAAGATACACACACCACAAAGAATAGATATTGTTAGTGAAGGCGAGATGAGATTTAAATCTGTAAGGAATAATATTACATTTGATGCGGAGAATATAACATTTTATAGTAGTTTAAATCCTCCAAGAGAAGTCGAAAGGACAGCAGGTGTGAAAATATAGGAAGAATATGGTTTGTGATCCATCAAGAAATAGTTTCGATATAGTTGTAGGACCCCCTCCACATCTGCCTGGGTTTCAGAATCCATTAGTTGTGCCTGATCTTCCATTTCCTGATGTTAATTTGCCATTTGGTCCAGAAGATTTACTTTCTTTAATGGAAAGGTTGTTTGCTTTATTACCAACAGGTATTCGTCTTGATGTAAACTTTGATGATTTTGCCAAATCAGCATTCGATGCTATAGCTAACTTATTAAATAAATTGGCACCGTTCTTAGCTTTTTATAAATTTATCCAAGCGTTATTAAATATAATATTATGTATAATTGATATTTTCTGTGCTTTAATGAATCCGTGGGCAACTGTTAAGGCGGTTAAGCGTTTATTCAAAAAATGTTTACCAGATTTTTTGGCTTTGTTTCCTTGGCTGGCTTTAATATTAATGATTCTTGCTTTAATTTTGTTGTTAATTGCTTTGATTGAATATATAATTCAAAGAATAATTGATTATATAAAACAATTATTAGCAAATATTGAAGTATTACGTTCTGCTATTCAAAAACATGGTGAAGATGATATCTTAAAGGCTGTTCAGAAGATGTCAAATTTATTATGTCTAATAGAGCAGCTGTTTGCTATCTTGTTAGCTGTGGCAGCTCTATTCGCCATTGTAAGACCACTAATGGATATCTCTGGTAGAAGTGTATGTAGCAAAGGTGGTGGTGGAAGTAGTGATGATGGCGATTTAACAATAAGTGCTTGTTGTTCAGAAGATTTTTGTCCAGATTTTATTGCCGATTATAGTCCTGATGGACCTGTTTCAATTACTGGTAAATTTATTTATCAGCGTCAAGTTAATACAGCTATTCCTGCAGAGTTTTCATTCTTAACAACGAATAGTTTAACTCCATTGCGGCCTTCAAGATATCAATTTATAGATGATAATTCACAAGGGTTTAAGTTTTCAGATATTATAACTCCATCTCCGGCTGGTTTTATATACTGGCCAGAAGGAGAATCATATGATAGTAACGCAAACATACTAAAAGTTCCATACTTATTAGATATGAATCTTAGTGTTGATCCTAAAATTTTTGGTAATCCTAGTGATATGCTAGGAGAACGAGTATTTAATATAAGAGATATTATTATTAAAGTTAAACCAACTTACAATCCATATCGTTGGAATAATAGTTTTGACACTTCCATAACAACTGGTAGTGTTATACTTGGTGGTGGAACAGTATGGGAACTAGACGCGACTGCACCAGATGGTTATAGGCAGTATTTTATAAATGGAACACCTGCAACACTAGAATCATTTATAGTACGAGAAGCAATTTCAGGTGTTATTCCCGAAAATGATGATAGTATATATTTCCCAAATGTGTCATATAATCTTAGATATGTTTATGAAGTATTAATAGATCGTAAATTAATCACTTTAATGTGTCAACCTGATTTGGCAATTGAATCAGCTGTGTTCAATGCGGAATTTAGTGATTTGAGAAGTGTGTTTATGAAGGTTGGAGAATTGCCAAATATTGGAACTTTAAACTCTAATAGAACTGGTGGTACTGGAACAATAGGAGAGTTAGCAACAGCGTTAACTGCTTTACGAGCTGGCATTAATGAAGAGACCGCTGCTGCATTTCAAGAGTCCGCTATTGCAAGTTTAACTAATTTAAGAGATGAATGTACTGACTTTTATTGCCGTGGTGCTAGTGCTGCAGCAGACCGTTTCAATAGTGACTTTGAAATTTCTCCAGATTTACAATTTGTTGGGCAAGAAATTGGAGTTACAGTACGGTTAAAGGATAAGAGCGGAACTTTATTAACATCTGGTATTAGTTCTGAAATTGGAAATTGTTTAGCTGGAATTATTTCTGCAACACCATCATTTGGTAGTATAACAGATTTTATATATGATGGAGATAACAACTTTATTGCCGCTTTATCTAGTGATGAGCCAGGGACTGGAGAATTACGAGCTTTTATTAATCAAGAACCTATTAGTATGGTTATTAATAGAGAATCTGCAGAACATAGTGCTATTATTGAAAAAATATTAACATATGAGTTTGTTGACGCTACGTCGATTAGTCAAATGTATGTTGGTATACCTGGCTATGATGGTTATGGCCCAGTTGTTGATGGTTATGTACCAGTTACAGTTGATAATCAAGGTAATGTGGTATATGGCCAGGTCATTGATAATACTATTACATTTACAGATGAACAAGGCAATATTATCACACTTCCAATTACATCAACCAGAAATATTCCGTTTGATACTAATAAGAAGATTCGATTCACAGATAAAGATATTGCTACTAACAAGTGAGTGAATTATGACTAGGGCTATTGGTGAAGTTCAAGTAGAAAGTGTATTAGATGATCAAGATGGTGTTGATGTAAATATAGATACTTTGATTCAAAAATTTGTAGAACCTATTAATATTTGTCGTAGTCAAAGTTCACCTAATGTTAAGTTGCCATTTACTAACAAATCTAATGAAATATCCTCTAATAATCCAAAAATTCAATTAGAAAGTCGTGCTCATACTTTTTATAGGATGTTAGGATTACCAGCTATAGAGCCGGGCGGAAAATTTTACAATCCAGGTTATACTGGAAACACAAAAATTAAATCATCCGTAAATAAAAATTTATTATATAATGAAGTGAATAGTAAAATTCCAATTGCGGTAAAAAACTCAATTGATTTACGAGAGAGTTCTGCACGGTTTAGATATCAAAAATTTTACAGAGGAGATGTTAATTCTTCTATTTATAGTTTGGCGTTGGCTGCTCCAAATGGAAATAGACAATTTAATTGTATGAATGAGAATATTGATGTTTTAAATGAGTCAGATCCTCAAATAGTAAGTATTCCAGAACGTTCAAAATTTATTCAAAATAACTATAAAAAAATAGATAATTCTGAAATTACTGTTTATGAATATGACACTATAATGCATATTTTACGGCCATTTATCACAGACCCTATTATATGTTCTAACTTAAACCCAACGTCAGGTCATGCATCAGTAATGGTAGCTGTTCCATTTTTAGAAAAGAAAGATTTAGAACATGAACGTGATATTTATTTAAAAAGACCTGGAATAGAGTTAATTCTACGGTTAAGGTTACGACAGCAAAATACTTTTGAACAAACAACTACACAGGAACAAACTGTTATTTCTACTTATAATGGAGATTTTTCATTAAATCAAAAAAGAGAAATTGCAGCAGCGTTGACAAATACAGGAGTTCAAGATGCTGATATTGAACGAGTATTAAATGGGCCATCTTATTTAGAATTATATATGTTAGATGATTTTATTAAGTGTTTAAAGGGAATTATAAAAGAATATGTTGAATGTGTAGAAACCATTTCCAGTATAAGTAAACAGATTATTTGGACGCCATTATCTAATGAAGGAGGTCCTGAGACTGGTACTACTA